AAGATAGGATGAGGGAATAGCACCTCGCCCAACTCATATATATGACTTACCGCGAGTAGGGTTATTCGCGATTCTCGAATTGAGAACGATCACTCCAGAATTGAGCACGAAAAAAAGGGGCCGAAGCCCCTTGATTTGATTTGATTTGTTGTTACGTCAGCCGCGCAGGATTACCACCAGCAGCGCGATGATCGCGTATATGATTGACATCATAGGCTGACCCACAGCGCGAGCAGAATCCAGGCGCCCATGACAAAGCCGGCGAATATCCACGCTATACCGTTATAGAATTTGTCCATTTTCCTGCCTTTCTGTAATTTGTTGCACTGCACACAAGGGGCAAAGTGCCGAAAAACACGGGGTTTTATACCCGTGTATGGTGCGGCGCAATATTAAACTTCGGCGGTTTCCAGGTAGTGGCTGGCGATGTCATACCAAGACACCTCACGCAGGGCACTGTTAAATAGATCATTGAACATTCCCTGAGGCGGTATCACCTCGCCGGCCAGCTCTGTGTAGTATTGCTCCATCTCATCAGCAAGATCTGAAGCGTCCCTCACCTCATCGGCACGTTCAGCCCAATAGTCCGCACCGCCATCGTTATCGATCCACAGTGCCACTAGCCAAGTTTCGTAATTCTTCCAGCCGTTATACTGTCCCATGTCTGATAAGCTCCAAGTTAAGGCGCAACACGCGCCACAATGCGCCCGATTAAAGGCGCATCAGGTCGGGCATTAAGCTACGGATCGCTTTTCGTTCATCTCAGCCTGTGCTGCCAAGTAAAGCCGGCACAATTCCGATACCTCGTCAATATCGGCGTGGATATTGTCGCAGTATCCGTCGCAGCACTCTGACCACACGCCATCGGCATCGTCCGGCATCAATTCGATAGCCGCGTGGAGTTTCCATCGCTTAGACATTCCAGCCATATCATGCAGGGCTGCGCGATATGCCGCATAAGCCGGATTAGCTTCCCGAAAGGCACGCGATTTATCGGCTTGTGCCTGAAAAGCTTGTTCTGGCGTAAATCCGGCCTTTACTTTTCCTGCAATCTTCCAGCCAAAGCCGATGTTTTTTAACACTGTGCCATCGCTCATATAACGCTTTGACTTGGTGGTGAAATGAATAGTGCCGATCTCTTTCCCGTGTGCCGATACTTTTGCCATTGTTTTATGCTCCATATCTGAAAGCCGGTATCCGACCGGCGGCGGGTTTTAACAATTCACAGAGAAAAAGCTTTGCGATCTTTATTCTCGAACGATTCAAAATCTTCCATGCTGTCATATAAAACTACGCATTCGTCATTTATGCCGATAACCTGTCCGGTTTTGAGCACGACGAAATCGACGGGAGAGTTTCCGCCGAGCGAAATTAACTCTGCGATGTAATCCATGTTTTCAGTTTTCATTTTATTCCCCACAGAAGTATTTGATTTTCGCGTAATCCCATGCGGCGCCCCAAAACGCAATAAAATCATCGTCCGATTTGCTAGACAATTCTGGAAGGTCAAATTCTGCCATCGCGTCGGCCATCAATACATTAGCGTCGCAATAATCGTGGCTGTGGCAAATATTCGCATCGGTTTCTGCCGCATTTAATCGGCACATTTTCTTGTATTCGGAGTCGCTAAGACATTCACGCACCAATTCCGCAAACTTGGTGCCTACGTCAAAATAATCTACGCCTTGATACTTTTCCATTTTCTACTCCATATCTGAAAAGCCGGAAACCGACCGGCGCGTGTAATTATTAGAACATTATCCGATAGAATGTTCAATCTTTTTTCAATGAAACTTTTTGATGATCTAATAAATTTATTTTATGGCCGGTAATCGGTCGGCAGCCGGTAATCCGCCCGCACATTCGCCCGCACATCGTCGGCCGTCAGGATGATCAGTCGGTCGGCGCCCTGGTGAGAATGAGAATCGTTCTCATGGTGCGCTGCAATAGGGGGGGGAGGGTCGGCTGGCTGGCGAGAAATTTGCAGGTGCCCCCTCCCCACAAAAAAAGCGAATTTAGCGTATTATTCCCATGACCTGAAAAAAGAGGCGATAAAAGGACTTATGGAATCACCTACTATCGAAAGCACTATTAACAGCACTACTAACAGCACTATTAATAGTACTATCCCAAAGAAAAAGGGAAGACCAAAGGGATCTGTTAAATTAACTTTACAAAGGGTTGCGAACAATCCCGAACTCTTAAAGACTGACGGGGATAAACTTAAAGAGTTAAAAGGTCTTTTAATCAGTTCTAGAGGTAAAGACGTAGTAGAGAAGGCTTTAGAAATCGCTATGAACGATGAACACCCTCATCAAGGTGCGATGATTAAACTCTGTATGGATAGATTACTCCCTGTATCTTTGTTTGAAAAGGATAAAGCTCAGAGGAGTGCTGTGACAATCCAAATTACAGGTATAGACAGTCCGCAAGTCATCGAGGGAGAGAAGATTGGCTAGTTTTTATACCATATGGAAGCATAATGGCTGATTTAAACTTTAGCCTTCTCCCCTGGCAGAAAGAAGTCTTCCAGGACAAATCTAGATTTAAAGTTATCGCCGCTGGACGTAGATGTGGAAAGTCTCGTCTAGCAGCCACGACTTTACTCATAGAAGGACTCAGATGCCCTGCAGGGAGTGCGGTTTTATACGTCGCCCCCACAAACGGTCAAGCCCGACAGATTATCTGGCATGTCTTAATGGAGATCGGTCGAGAAGTCATCTCTAATAGTCACATAAATAACATGGATATTACTCTAGTCAATGGGGCTATGATCTATGTACGAGGAGCTGACAGACCGGATACTTTACGAGGTGTTTCTTTAACCTACGCCGTTTTGGACGAAGTAGCGGATATTAAACAAGAAGCCTGGGAACAAGTCATTCGCGCTTCTCTAAGTGATAAAAAAGGCCGAGCGATCTTTATTGGAACCCCAAAAGGACGTAATTGGTTCTACGACCTCTTTAAGTTAGGAGAGGATGGCGAGGATGATGACTGGAAGTCTTGGCACTTTACTACTAAAGACAATCCTTTAATCGACCCAAAAGAGATCGAATCCGCTAAAAAGACGTTAAGTACGTTTGCTTTCAAGCAAGAGTACATGGCTTCCTTTGATAACGCCGGAAGTAATTTATTCAAAGAAGAATGGATCAAATACGGCAAAGAGCCAGAAGGATCTTACTTTATTACCTGCGACTTAGCCGGTTTTGAAGACGTTTCAAAGTCAAACGGTACCAATAAAAAGCTCGACGAATCCGCTATCGCTGTAGTTAAAGTCACAGACGAAGGTACTTGGTTTGTTAAAAAGATAGAACACGGACGATGGGACATTAAGGACACCGCTTTTAACATTCTCAAGTGTGTAAAAGAATATAAGCCTGTACACATAGGGATTGAGAGGGGTGCCTTGAAGAACGCCGTTTTACCCTATCTCAGTGACTTAATGCGAAAATATAATGTATATTGTCACATTGAAGACTTGACTCATGGTAATAAGAAAAAAGCCGATAGGATTATATGGGCTTTGCAAGGCAGGTTTGAGCATGGAAAGATCGTTTTAAACGAAGAAGAAGATTTTGACGAGTTTATTGATCAATTATTGATGTTTCCGTCAAAAGGTGTTCACGACGATCTACCAGACGCTTTGGCTTACATGGATCAACTGGCAGTCACCTCTTATTTTGTTCAAGAGGATGAAGATTGGGAGCCTATAGACATAATTGCGGGTTTATGAGGATTGAATATGGAAAATATCTTTGAGCAACCCTCTGAAGAAGATAAAGAGATTGTTGCTTTTGTAGTAAACCATTGTGACCGATGGAGAGACTACCGAAACACCAATTATTTAGATTTATGGGATGAATACGAGCGTATTTTCCGTGGGGAATGGGCTGTAGAAGACCGAATGAGGGACTCCGAGCGGAGTCGTATTGTCACTCCCGCTGCCCAACAAGCCGTAGAAACCCGTCACGCGGAGATTATGGAAGCAATCTTCGGTCAGGGTGAATTCTTTGATATAAAAGACGATATTAAAGACGTAAACGGGAACCCTTTAGACGTTGAGATTATTAAAAATCAACTCAACGAAGACTTCAAACTAGACAAAATACGTAAATCTATCGACCAAATTGAGTTAATGGCG